GAAAGTAATTTTTTAATTTATTTTATATGGGAGAAGGTTTAAATTTAGACAACATCATGAGTGAAGAGGAAATAAGTGGGCTCTTTGCTAACATACTTGATGATGTCAACACAGAAGAAGAAATTAATACTGAACCTGAGAGTGGTTCAGACGAAAATACAACAAAACAAGCTGCCGAGGAAGAAGTCAATGCAGAGCGTCTGTTTGATACTGATCCGAAGAGCGTAGGTGGCGAGGACGGCCAAGGAGAAACACCATTGCAACCTGGTGCTCCGACTTCTTCCAAATCCAACTTCTACGCTTCCACTATCGGTGCTCTTGTTGGTGATGGTGTTTTTACTGGTCTTTCCGAAGAAGATTTGGCAGAGGTAAAAGATGCAGAATCTTTTGCTAATGCTGTCGAAAAAGAGGTTAATTCCAAACTGGATGCCCGTCAGAAAAGAATTCTTAATGCTTTGGATTATGGTGTGAATACAGATGCTATTCGTCAAAACGAAGCAATAAGTTCTTATCTCGATAGGATTACAGAGGATGAACTTCATTCTGAGGAGGAGGCAGGAGTAACTCTGCGAAGAAATCTTATATCACAAGATTTACTTAATAGGGGTTATTCTGAACAACAAATCCAACGAAAGGTAAACGATATTTTTGAAGCAGGTAAAGATATTGAGGAGGCAAAAGAGGCCTTGCGTTCGAACAAGGAATATTTTGAATCCGCATATAATAACCTGTTGGAAGCAAAGAAAAAGGAGAAGGAAGAGAATGAAGCCCAAACAGCTAAACAATCACAAGAGTTGGAGAAATCTATTCTTAATGATAAAAACCTGTTAGGCGGTGTTTCAATGGATGTTAATATACGTAAGAAGGTAGTTGAAAATATTATGAATCCTGCATATAAGGATGAGTCTACCAACACATATTATACAGCCATTCAGAAATACCAAAAGGAACACCCAATGGAGTTCATTAAAAACCTTGGAATACTTTACACTCTCACTGATGGTTTCAAATCTATTGATGGGATTGTCAAGGGGAAAGTAAAGAAAGAAGTAAAAAGCCACCTTAAGGAATTAGAGCACACTATAAATAGTACTTCTCGAAATTCTGATGGAAGTTTCAATTTCGTATCAGGAGTGAGCGATGAAGAAAGCGCTGTCCATGCTGGGTGGAAAATTGACATTTAAACATTATTAACTTAAATTTTAATTATTATGCCTGGAAAACTTGGTAAATTTCAAATGGTAGGATTTCAGTCCTGGAAAGGTCTGACAAAGGAAAACCACTTGGGCAGCATTTATCAAACCGCTCCTCAAAAGGCGAGCGCGTTGATGGTACAGCTGTTAGCCTATCATTATGGTAAAACCCTCAGTACATTCCTGGACAGATTCCCCACAAAGGAATTTGATACAGACGATGAATATACTTGGGATGTAATTGGTTCATCGCGTAAGCATGTTCCTCTTATAGAGGCACGTACTATTACTGGTTCAGTAGTTACTTCTGCTTCTGGTAATGTGGGTGCTAACACTGAACCTTTCTATCTTGTATTTGGTGAAGACTGGTTTGCTGACGGTGAATTTTTAGTAGGTAATCTTAATGAAGTATATCAATTCCGTGTACTTGGCGATCCTCGCATGGAGGGGAGTAATGCAGTTTATAAGGTAGAGCTTGCCGGTGGAAATACAGCCGGTGTTCCCGCCTCTCGTTTGCTTGCAGGCGAGAAATTCTCTATCGAAGCAGCTTTCGTTGAGAAAGAACTCTCTCGGAAAGTAGGCGATGTTCGTTTTGCTAGCCCTGTATCGATGCGTAACGAGTGGTCCACCATTCGTATCCAGCATAAGGTGCCTGGATCGATGCTTAACAAGAAACTTGCTGTTGGTATTCCTATTGTAAAGGAAACTGCTGGTGGAAAACTTACTCACGACATTTCCCATATGTGGATGCACAACGTAGAGTTCCAGCTTGAAGAGCAATTCAACGAGTATAAGAACAATGCCATTATGTATGGCCGCTCTAACCGCAATGTGAATGGCGAATATATGAATGTAGGTAAGTCTGGCAACGTTATTAAGACTGGTGCCGGCCTCCTTGAGCAAATGGAGTATGGTAACACTATGTATTACAATGATACCGAAGGTGTTATGACACTTATTCTTGACGCTCTTTATGAGCTTTCTGCTGGTAAATTGGGCTTTGGAGAGCGCACTTTCATTATTGAGACAGGTGAGCGCGGAGCTCTTATTTTCAATCGTGAGGCAAAGAACTCTGCATCTGGTTGGATGCCCATGTATTCAAGTGGTAATCCTTCTTACTTCTCAAAGGCAACAACAGAGTATGCTCCTCAGAATGGAATTAAGGTAACTGACTTCCAAGTAACTGAGTGGATTGCTCCTAACGGTGTGCATGTAAAACTTGATGTGAACCCCTTCTATGATGATCCTGTTCGTAACAAGATTCTTCATCCTGAGGGTGGTGTAGCAAACTCCTATAGGTTCGACATATTCTATGTTGGTACTATGGATCAGCCTAACATTTTCAAGTGCGCTATCAAGGGACAGCCTGAATATCGTGGCTATCAGTGGGGACTTAGGAATCCTTATACAGGTCAGATTGGTAATCAATTCATGAGCTTTGATGAGGACTCTGCTGTATTCCACAGGATGGCAACTCTCGGTGTGTGTGTTCTTGATCCTACAAGGACTATGAGCATTATTCCTGCAGTATTGGCAGAGAGTGAATAAAATGGATATTATTTAGGGAGGTGGAATCCTCCATCTCCCTAGATTTTTGTTAAACATAAGAATTAATTTAATATGGAAGCAAAGTTGGATATGGATGCAATCACGGCAGATGATTTAGTGAAAGCTCCAGAAGTAAAAACAGGAAGACAGGGTATGCGAAAAGCAACGAAAGAGATGAAAGAGAAAAGTGCAGAATATACTCCTGATGGGAAACCCTTAGTAAACTGTCTTCGTAATGTACGAGTTCAGGTGAAATTGATTCCCAAGACTACAGGCCTTGTTCAGAACCCTAAGCATATCTTAGGCGGTGGCATGGCCGAGAGTGCTGTTAGGAGATATACTGTCCCCGTGTTGAGGTCCGGTATTTATAAGAATGTTCTTACTGCTGCCGAGAAAACCTTTTTAGAATATATCATGGGACTTGATGTAGATGCATTAAGCGTTTACAGAAAGAAAGATAATTATTGGGCAAACTATCAAGTTCGTCTTGAAAAGTACGATAACTATCTTGATTTATCAGTTCCAGAGGATTATATTAAATATAAGGTTCTTTTAGCAAATAAAGATTTTATTGCCCCTTCGCAAGAGATTTTGACTACTCGCCCAAAGGCGACCTATCAATTTGTTATTATCGAAGAGGGAGAACAAGAGCTTGAGAAGCAGAATAGAATTTCTAAGACAGAGCAATGTTATCTTCGTTATGGTGAAATCAAGAACGATGTTGATATTCTCCGTGTTATTGTTGAAGAGCTGTCTGGCAAGACTACTGCACCTAACCAGCGTATTGAATTCTTACAGGGCAAATGTTATGATTATATACAGAGTAATCCTACTGAGTTCTTGCGTATCGCTACAGACCCTTATCTCGACACGAAAGTGCTTATCAAGAAGGCTATTGAGGCAGGCCTTATTTATACACGAGGTAATTACTATTACTTACGAGATGATAACAGCCCGCTATGTGGTCAGAATGAAGAGCCCTTACTTCCTGTAGCATGTGCGTTCTTGAATTTACCTAAGAATTCACAATTAAAACTATCCCTTGAGGCGAAAGTTTCTGGGACTCCTAAGTAAAACTTAGATATTATGACAACAGAAGAGTTCAGCAGAGAGTTTGATATTCTGTATAACAACATTACGTCTAATCAGGCTCCGCCCCTAAATACTTATGAGAAGAGTGTTTTTCTTACAGAGGCACTGTATGTCATTGTAAGGTCTCTTTATAATGGTACTTTGGGGAGGGGGTTTGAAATGACCGAAGATATTACCTCTTATCTTACTGGTTTAGTTAAAGAGTGTACATTCCTTGGCGAGAATGCCAGTAATAACTTTTTTCAAGGAGGAGAACATCTTGCCTCTACTGACACAAAGATGTTGTCATTTATTCTCCCATCAGATGTCTGGTGGATTGTGTATGAGTCAGCTAACGTAACGATTGGGGACAGACCAACATGTTATACCAATTATGGTAAGAAAGTGTCAGTTGTTCCAGTTACCCACGACACGCTTGATAGGACGCTTGAAGACCCTTTCAGACGACCGAATGAGAGGAAAGTTCTTCGGCTATCAATTGGTGACACAGATATAGGCACTCAGTCTATTCGCCGTGTTTCAAACCTGATACTGAGAGAGGGAGACGATTTAAAAAATTATCTTGTGCGGTATGTGCGAAAGCCCAAACCTATAATTATCGAGAATTTACAAAGCGGTGATTATCCTGCAGAATGGGGATTAACTATCTGTGGTATATCTGGTAAAACAGAGTGTGAGCTTCCAGATTCCGTACATGACATGATACTGTCCAGTGCTGTGCAATTAGCTGACAAAGCATGGAAAGCAACTGGTGCAGTATCTCAAGCTAAACAAACTGAATAAAACAATTTAGATTATGGCTATTTTTACAACTAATCAAGCACGTCAACTTTATGTTGCCAATCATGCCCTTGTTCGTGGGACTTCTGCTTCTTATACAAAGCCCACTAAAGGCAAGATTGTTATTTTTGATGGCGAGACTGTTCCCGCCCCCTTCTATTTGCTCTCTGCTAATGCTAAGGGAGAGGTATCTCGCAGCGACCTTATCGAGCAGGGGAAAGTAGTTTCCCTCTCTGTTACTTCTGCATCGAAGATGGTTAAGCCCATCCGCTCTTATACTATCGAGGTAGACTCTGATCTTCTTGAGAATGGCAATGTGCCTGCTGGAGTGAACTATATTCTCCGTGTTACATTTAGTCCTTTTGTAGGGCTCTCTCCTGAGCAAAAGCTCGTTAAGGTTGCCCATGTATACACAAAGACTGCAATGACTCCGAAGAATTTTTATCTTGCTCTTGCTGCATCTCTGAGGCGTAGTGTTAAGAATGAGAATAAGGTTCATCCTATTATCACTATTACTACAGCCGATGATAAGATTACTCTCTCTGAGGTTCCTCAGTTCTGGTCTTTGGGTAAATTCAGTAAAGAGGTTCTTCCCTTCACAGTATCCGGCAATGTTGTTAATATTGGTGGTGTAGAAACTCCTTGGTTGAATCTTGGCACTGATGGACTTGTTCCCTTCACAACATCAACCAATTATACTGATCCTAATACTGGTGCTACCGTTAATAACGGTCACACTATTGCAGACATGGAGTATTTCTATCATGGAGAGCGTGGTGACCAATATCGTAAGGTAGGTTGGCCGAACAACTTTGATACCGAGTATCTTGTTGATCCCGCTTCTGCTTATGATGTTATGGATATTCAGTATTTCTACTCAGGTGATGCTGAGGATATTGAGCGCAGTCCCAAGACTCTCACTATCGTAAGCAAGGTTACTAATGACCTTAAGGGTAAGGCAAATGGTATTGCTCTTTATCTTGGTCTCTCCAAGTATTTCTTGGATGGTGTAGCAACTGCTGTTACTACTTCTTAATTTTGAG